TAGCACAACAAAGAACCCGCTGCAGATCCACGTCCTGGACCTACCATGATACCTTCACTCTTTGCCCAGTTAAGCATGTTACGAACAACTAGAAAGTATGGACCAAAGTTTTTCTGTCCAATAATCTCTAACTCTTCATCAAGACGTTCAAGATATTCTTCATTAGCCTCTAATCCTCTTTCAGATAAACCTTCAAGAGCAAGCTTCTTAAGCTCGTTCATTGGCTTCTTATATTGAACTGGTAGTAGGTCTAGGTGTTCTTTAATATCATAGTCTTCAATCTTGTTAGCAATCTCAATGGTAGATGTGAACATATCTTCACGATCAATACCCTGTTTTGCCATGGCATCCTTCATCTCTTCATATGAAAGAAGATGAATGTCAAACTTATTAAAACTCATCATACGGTCTGCGCCATACAGATAATCAAGGCGTTCCATGAATGTGTCATACTTCTTTGACTTATCGTATGTTACATCTTTTTGCAGTTTAGCATGTGTGTTAAGCAAGAGCATTAGTTCTTGCACTTCCTTCTGACTTGTATCAGAGTGGTGACAGTCTGGAGTTACTACAATCTTAATCTTTGCAGCATCTGCTAATTCAATAATACCTTTGTTAATTTCAGCAGAGTTATGTGGCATTACTTCAATATAATAATCATCGCCAAACTCTTCTTTAAACCATTGCATATGTCGCTTAGCAGTAGCAAGTTCTCCAAGCTCAACTGCCTTAGCAATCCATCCACTTAGGCAACCAGAAGTTACAATTAAGCCTTCCTTGTACTTGCTTAATGTTTCAAAATCAAATCGTGGCTTACTAAAGAAACCATCTGTCCATGCAATCTCATTAATCTTATTAAGATTCTCAAGACCAACTTGGTTCTTAGCGAGAAGGACTATATGATGATAGTTTAAGTCAAGAGGATCTTGGCGGTCTGCCTTTGCTCTCTTGTCTGCCATACTAGTCGTCATATAGCCTTCTACACCAAGTATTGGCTTAATTCCATTTGCTTTTGCAATACGGTGCAGTTCCCTATGCCCAGATAAAGTACCGTGGTCAGTAATAGCCAATGCTGGCATTCCTAACTCAACTGCACGGTTCACGTATTCTTCTGGAGTAGCAACACCATCCATTAAGGAGTAGTGTGTATGGACGTGTAAGCCAACGTAGTTCATCTAATTACCAGTCAGTGTTTGCTGATGAAGAAGATGAAGGAGTATCAAAGCCTAGATAAAAGGCTTCTTGTTCTGCGTATGGAACCTTGTTCAGAGCCTTCTCCAATGGATAAGGTTCAACTCCTGCCCAATCAAATGGTGCAGAATCTGGTCCACTTGGAATAAGTGTATAGCTTGTTTCAGTACCTTGACCATTACGCTTTACCTTCCAAGTAAGATTTGAGATGCTACCTGTTTCAAGTGCATACTCACGAATAGTATTAAATGCAGATTGCTTGCTAACACCCATGTTCCAAATTGCAACATATGGTGCTTCAATGCCATCATCTACAAGAACGTTGCAATAGAAACGAAGACGTGCACGCCAGCCAGCCTTCATATCCTTACGGTGCATTTCTTCTGCCCAGTCACGACCTTCTGATTCCATAGTGTCTACAGCCTTACGCTTGTAGTCCTTTGGATTTGTATGCTCTGATACAACTAGTGCAAGGCCACGAGCCTCATTATAATTTGCTGAGTCTTCATCTAGTTCTTCAATGAAGCGAATCTTTACTGCTTGTCCATCAGCGATCTTGAACCAACGAACCTTTGTACCTGTGCCTTCAAACTTTGGCTTGTCTACTAGTGCGTTAATGTTTTTTAGTCCTTTTACAATTGCCATTTTGTCCTGCTCCTTTTTTTCTTATTGTTTTTATTTTAGCATAGAGATGATTGAGTTGTCAAACTGGAACTCCAGCTTTTTAATTTCGTCATCATCCATGTCGCCTATGTCTTTATATTTTTTATCTAAGCTAATAACTGTTACAAGATGACCTAGCTTTTCAACTAACTTATCTTTCATAATGCTACCAGCTTCATCGTTATCTGCAATTAGTACAACATTATTGAAGTACTTTTCTAATAGTCTAATCTGAGATACAGACACATTAGCACCCAGCGTTGCAACTGCTGGAAAACCTACTTGATCTAAGCGGATTGCATCAAATGATGATTCCACTACATACACTATACTAGAACTCTTAACCCTATGCAAGTTAAACAAGACCTTGCTCTTTGGTAGTCCTGGTGTATTCTTAAACTCTTTTCCTTCAATAGTTCTAGCAACAAAACCAAGGCACATTCCATCAGGAGAATGTACTGGTATAGTCACAGAACCCTGTTTGTCAGAATAACCAAGATCAAACTTTATAACAGAGTCCTTATTTACTCTACGACCATTGAAATAGTTCATTGCTCTTGGTGTATCAAGTGCTTGTTTATTTAATCTTTTAATCAATAGTTCATCATACGGAACAAAATCAGGTGGTGCATACAGTGCTTTATCTACTATGGTTTGTATATCAGACTGTTGCTCTTTGCCTTTAATATACCGTACCGTTTCAAAATAAGATCTGTTTGAAGTAAACATTATGAGCTCAACAAGATTTTTTGTTGTCTGACATCCAAAACAAAAGAACAATCCGCTATCTTTTGCTACTTCTCCAGCAGGCGTTCTGGTGTTATTGTGGTATGGGCAATAGATAATAAAGTCATTGCCAAACTCAGCTTCAATGTCTAATCCTGCACCATTGAGAACACGACGAATTTGTTCTTCTGTATAAATATCTTTACTTGCCATCTTCAAAATCCTTGTAACGATAGTAACCCTTATCAAAGTCACACTGAACTAGGAAGTCTCCCATAAAACCATTACGGTTCTTTCTAAAAGCACACTCAATAATATCGCTGTTAGATGCACGACCTAGAGCCATAACCCAGTCAGCATCATATGCGATCTGTCTTGACCATGCCGTTTGTGCAAGTGTAGGAACGGTAGACATATCCTTTACATCATCAGGTGTAGCAGATGAAATAGCGATAATAGGCACTTCTTCACTAATAGCCATGAGTTTTAGTTCACGAGAAAGATTCTTCATCTTTACCGTTTCGTTATCAGCCTTTTGGTTTGGAGACATTAGCTGAAGGTAATCAACCACAACAAAGTCTGGCTTGTACTGATCTAGCTTTCCACGTATTACGGATGGAGTTACTTCTCCGCCAGAATCATTTGAAATAATGTGGAATGGAGGGCGACCATCAATCTTGTCTGTATGCCACTTCTTCATCATGTCAAGTTCAACTTCACCATTTGACAACTTACGGTGTGACCAAAGACCTTCACCCATGATTGTAAATACACGATTACGAACCTCTGTCTCGCTCATTTCAAGTGAGATGATAAGTGGTGTCTTACCCTGTTTCCAGGCCTGTACAGCAAAGTACAGAGCCATCCAAGACTTTCCTATACCAGGGTATGCTAAAAAGACTCCTAGCTGTCCTGGCATAATTCCAGAAGGTAAGTAGTTGTCAAACCCTGGAAGACCTGTCTTAATACCACGCTGACCCAAAGCCTGCTGCTCTTTAACATTTTCAAAATATGCAATAGCAGAATCAATATCTGTTGCATCAATATCACGAATAGAAGATGTATTTTTCTTTAATGTAGATGTCTTTGTAATTAGATCTTCAAGTGCTGTCACACCTTGACCACTTTGAACTTCTGTTGCAGCAGATCTCAAAATATCTTTTAGGCTATCGTTTAGATATTCAGTCTGCAACTCTTCAAGGTGGTGCTTTGTTGCTCCAACTTCTTTAATGATTTCAAAGTCTCTAAACTTTTCTACAACCAGAGATGAAGGTGGCACTGTTCCATTATTTTCAGAATACAGACGAATGAAGTTCCATACGTCATTGTGGGTTCTAAGCAATGTCTCTACATTTGCTTGTAGTAGTACATGGAGTTGCTTGTCTTGTAATACCGCTGAAATTACCTTAGCTTCTGTATTATTCACTTAGCCACTCCTTTGCTTTAGCCCTGCGTTGTTGTCGTTCTCTTATGTCTTGTTCTACATCTAGTTTACCATTAAGAATCTTTTCTGCATTGTAAGCAAAATAGTTCCAGCTTGCTTCTTGTGCAACAGAAAAATAATAATCTAATAAGTCATAGCACTGTGACATACCATATGACTCAATGAGTCCGTCTGCTGCCCATTGTTCAACATTTATATTTAGAGATGGCTTTTGCTCATACTTTGCTGTGTGCAATTTTGAGTATCTACTAAGCAAAGCCATACGGTCTTTGCGTTCAGCCATTACTCTGAGATTTCAGACTTTGCTTCTTGAATCTTCTCAGTTAGCTTGTCTTCTACAAACTTATATACACGCTCAAAAGCCTCTGCTGTAGTTTCTCCATCACGCTTGCTATCTACAATACCTAGATCAAGTCTAAGTGACTGAAAGTTACCTAGATTAAGCGTATATCCTAGTGTTACATTTACCTTTGTTGATTCGTTTTCCATTACCCCACCCATTTCCATTGTTTTTTCTTTATGTACTAATCATAGCACAAAGTCTTTTATAGTACAACTCTTCTACTAAATTATATTATTAGCCTCCTACGGAAGCTCTTGTATACCTTACTATAACTATACCAGATCCACCTGCTCCAGCCAAAGTTGAGTAATATGCAGTTGCTCCTCCTCCACCCCCAGTATTAGCTGTTCCATTAGATCCGCTTGGACCATAACTTCCTGCTCCGCCTCCACCATTGCCACCTAAAGTTGAAAATGAAAGAGCTCCACTGGTTGAGTATCCTGCACATCCACCACCACCTCCTGCATAATATCCAGAAACACCAGTGTTTGTTGCACTTGCCCATGAAGAGTAAATATTTGTTCCAGGTCCACCATTACCAGCATTTGGTCCATCGCTACCGACTGCGCCAGCACCTCCACCACCTCCAGAACCAATTCCTCCTCCCACTGGATTTGAAGCATTTCTATATCCTCTTCCTCCTGTGTTACCTTGTCCAGAAACTGCATTTCCTCCAACACTATATCCGTTTGTACTTGATGCACCTCCTCCACCACCAGAACCACCATCTCTTCCTTTTTCTGGAGTGCCAATCGGAGAGGTCCAGCCTCCGCCACCGCCAGTAGCTGATACACTTCCAAATGAAGAATTTGTTCCATTAGGAGCTAAAGAATTTGAATCACTAATTGCAGGTCCTCCACCACCAACTATAATTGATGTGTTGCCAAGTAAACCTACAGGTGAATAAAGAACAGCTCCACCTGCTCCGCCTCCTCCACCAAAACCTGTTCCTCCTGCTCCTCCTCCTGCAATAATTAAAACATCTGCATTTATTGCAAGATTAGAAACACCCAAAGTTCCATTGCCAGTAAATGTTCTATAATAATAAGTCGCATCAGATGATAACGTTCCTCCAGTTACTGTTGCTGTGACAAAAGGTGTTAATGAACTTGATGAAGAGCTCGTATCACTTGTGCCAAAAGCATTTGTTGAGGTCATGGTAAATGTATATGCTTGGTTTGCTGCAAATGATCCACTAACTATAATTGATCCATCTAAATCTATGTTGCTATATGTCATAGATATTGATGGATTTGAAACTATTGTAATAGAAGTTGTTGGTGCTCCATTGTTAGATCCTAACGTATAATTAAGTGTAACCTGCGTTGAACTATTTACAGTAAGAGATGTTATTGTTGGTGCGTTTGGTTTTGATCCAAAACCTCTTAATCCTCTGGCAGATGAACTAGATATTGTTTGTATTAATGGACTCAAGATCTACCTCCACCCATTTAATATTATCTTCATCCCAATAATAATTTCCTTTTGGTTTTTCAATTGGTGCTTTCCATCTGCATGTATCTAAATCTAAAATAAAAGAATGATTTGACTCAGGCTTTGGGGGAATGAATGCATCTAGTGATTCATTGTATTCATAACCTATTCCTGCAAAATTTTTTCTTATAGTATTGTTATAGGATGTTTTTACCCATGTTCCGCCTAAATTTTCTATAAGCCACTGATAGCCTTCATCTCCGTTTGGATCATTATTGTCTCCAACGGTTACTCTTACTACTAAATTGTTTTCATCTATTTCAGCCCAATGAGACATATTTATCCTTATGCGTATCTAGTTTGAGAAGCAAGCACTGAGTATGTGCTAGATCCTGTCTTAAATATTGTGTATGTATAAGCATCTACAGAGTTTGAATTTCCTGCTGTTGGAGAAACTCCAACTACCCATTTAGGGGTTACAACTGTACTGTCTATTGAAAAACTTGTTGGATATGATCCTGTAGAAGCACCCGTTGTATTTAAGAATACCACAGTAATTGATTGTCCAGTTGTCATCATAGAATTTAATGTTGTAGAGCTATCTCCTCTTACATTTAAAGTAAACGATGAGGTTGATCCAGTTGTATAATAGTATATTGTTGAAGTCTTTGTATCTATATTTATTGATCCAGTTGTTGCTGATGTAACTATTGAAGCATTTTCAATTAATCCTGTTACCGCTGTATTTACTTCAATTACACCAGCTGGTCCAGTTTCTCCCTGTATACCCTGAATTCCTTGTGGTCCTTGAGGACCTGTTAAACCTGTTTCACCCTGAATGCCTTGGATGCCCTGCAATCCTTGTGGTCCTTCTGGGCCCATTGGCCCTGTATCTCCAGTGTCACCCTTTGGCCCTTGTTCTCCTGTAGAAATTCTCTGTAAAGTCCAAGCGGTGCCATCCCAAATCCATGTATTTCCTCCAGCAGTGAACTGTTCATCTAGTATTGGGCTGTTTGGAAAATCTATAGCCATTAGTTGTCTCCTATAATGAATCTAGCTGTAGACTCTGCTTCTTCTCTAGTATACCCAGCAGATTCGTATTGAGATACTAACATGTTAAATTTATCTTGATATGTATCTTCTACATTATAGCTAAAAACTTTTAAACCAGAATTTTGAATTGCTATAATTTCTGCTGCTTCTTCTACTGATAAAGTTCTAGTTATAAGTCTACCCTGTGATACATCAAACTCTGTAATTTCCATCATACTGGCAACCCCCATAAATTCCATTCTCCTGCTGTCCAAGTTTGATTAATAACTTGAAAGTTAATTGAGTTAATAACGCTTGCTTGTGTAAATCTTCCGCTATGAATTTGATGTGCCATTTGTAAAGTTGATGTTGCACTACTATTAATTAATCCACTATGAGACATATAGTAACCCTTAGCAGAAGTACTATTTGCATTTGTAATTCTTAAAAATCCTGAGCCATAGTTATAGGTTAAAAACTGACCAAGACCTCCGCCATTACCATAATTGCTACCATTAAAATAATATTGAGCAATTCCAGTATAGTTGGAATAATCTCCTTGAACACCATTAATTCTAATATAAATATAGTTATTATTTATTGGTGAACCCGTACAAGAACATCCGTCCCAAGTTAAAATTAATTCTTTGTATGCTCCATTTAATCCAGTAAAAGATGAAAAGAATCCTGATGTTGCTTGATATGTTCCAAGAAGAGTCCAGTTACCTCCGTTAGAACCAGCTGGTCCTGTTTCTCCTTGAATTCCTTGGATTCCCTGAATGCCTTGTTCTCCCTGAATTCCTTGCGGTCCTGCAGGGCCAGTTTCACCTTGTATTCCCTGCTCTCCTTGAGGACCTGCTGGACCAGAAAGAGAAGATCCTACCTCAACCCATACTGAATCATAATATATATAGCTCTTACCATTTAAAGAGTTGAACCAAGCTTGTCCTTCTACTGGAGAAATTGGTGGTGTTGCTGATGTAACAGAAAATGTAGCCTGAGTTCCTTCTTCTCCCTGAATACCTTGAGGTCCCTCTGGACCTGTTAAACCCTGAACACCTTGTATTCCTTGCTCGCCTTGCGGACCTGTTTCTCCTTGGATTCCCTGGATTCCTTGTGGTCCTGTGGCACCTGTTTCTCCCTGTATCCCCTGGATTCCCTGCTCTCCCTGAAGACCTTGAGGACCTGCTGGACCAGGCTCTCCTTGGATTCCCTGTGGCCCTTGTGGACCAACTGGACCTTGAGGTGCCTGTAGAGATGTAACTACATATGAATAATGTTGTGAGCCTTCTGTATAAAAATCAACTGTTTTAGGAGAACTATCATTATTACGAACATAAATTTCAGCAATCATTCTATCAGTTGCTGATACGGAAGATGTTGGCAAAACAATATCACACTCAACCATCACTGGATTTAATGAATCAAATCCAATCAGCACTTCATCAGTATCTCCAACAGTTGCAATAACTGTTCCATCATTGTCTGCTAATTTTAAACGAACAAATACATATACTTCATTGTTAATTGCTTGTTTTGTAAAGAATAGTGAAAATCTTTGAATTCCTCCAGGAATAAGTGTAAAATCAAATGGCTCAGAAATAAACTGTTCAATTAATTCTGTTGATGAACCTGCTACAGAGTTTGTAGTTGTTGATTGAGTTGCAGTTGTTGGCTCTAAACCAAGCTGCTTATAACCTGTTAACTCTGTTATTGAATTATTAAAGTAATAGTAACGACCAGTAGACATTCCATCAATACCCTGGATACCCTGAATTCCTTGAATACCCTGCTCACCTTGAATACCCTGAATACCTTGTGGTCCTGTTTCACCCTGAATTCCCTGTGGACCTTGTTCCCCTGTTTCGCCTTGAATTCCCTGTGGTCCTTGTGGTCCTGTTAAACCTATATCCCCCTGTATACCTTGTATACCCTGTGCTCCAGTATCGCCTTTAGGTATTGTAAAATTTAAAACGACATCACTTGATGAACCTGAATTTGTTACAGAAGCTGATGTTCCAGAATTACCAGTTGTTGTTGATCCAACTGTAATTGTTGCTGCAGGATCTCCTTTATCGCCTTTTGGTCCTTGAATGCTTTCTCCAGCTGAAATCTCAATAATTCCACTAGCTTGATATATGTCTAGACTATTGCTGTTTTGTATAACAACATTTTCTATTGAGTTTGCTGGCAATACCTCAACTACTAAATTGTTACTTTGAACATCTAAGATTACTTGGGTATTATCTATGTTGACAACATCTGTCATCTAGTTACCTGTGGGGTTACAGTTATGCGACCCTGAACAAGACGTGTTACTACTGATGAAGATGTTATTTCAAGGTCATATACATATTCGCCTGCTGTAAGTGATCCAGTCTGTGTTGCAGTAGCGGTAACTGCTATAGTTCCAGCTGTTCCTCCCAAGACTATTCCACTTCCAGAAGATAGTGATAGTGCAGCTGATGATGCATCATAGCTTGTTCTAAGTTGCAATGCTGCAGTGTAGCCAGTAAGATTGATTGGAGTACCGTCAGTATTCTTATAAGTAAATGTAATCTCCCATGTTGCGCCTTGATCAATTATCAAGTTGGTTGTTGCTGCACTCATCATTTCTCCTATTAGCTATATAAATACTATTTTTACTATAATATTCTTCTTAAATTATATCACAAAATACTGCTACATCGTTTCGTTCCAAACAGGGATAAACCTACCATCCTCTGTCTTAGTATACGTAAGTATACCGTCACCCATACGCCTAGTCAGTTCTTGGCTTGTAGGAGTCATATTATTAGTCACCAACTTGTCTTTTCTTGGCTGCCCAATATGTATGCTTGCTAATATAGAACGTATCTCTCTAACATGGGATTCAGAATAATATGATCTAATCTGCCATGCTCTTTCACCATTGAGCTTTGCACCTATTGGTGGAGGAATCACTCCTCGTTTAATTAAGCTTGGCATATATTTTCTATGTCTATTGACAAGCTTAGCAGTTTCTGCTACACTGTATGCTCGTTCACGATTCTTTTTAAAATCAGAAAGCAAGCATGTTTCTAAACGATCTTTAGTTATATTATAAAATGTAACCATTCCAGTAGAACGAGAGCTATGGTAGACCTTTACAAGATCACCATTAATAAACCATACCTTAACCTTACCTTTAATTACAGGTTCGTTATTGTATGCTTGGCTCTGGATTTTTCCTTTTGAAGTATCCATTGTCCCTCATTCGTTGCCGAAGGTGGGTGATAGAATTTTCTATGCCCACACGCAATGCAGGCTGTCTCTATATGGTCAACAGTCGTATACTGTCTATCTACAAAGACACGCCCATTGCATCTATTACATTTTAACATTTATCCCTTTGGCTTACTTAGAAATTTTTTCTTCAAGGCTTTTAGAATATTCTTCTGCTGCCTGTTTCTTTTCTTCTTGTTCCTGAGAATACTGTGTGATCTCAGCTCTAAGTACTGCAATTTGTGTCTCATAGTTAGAAACTAACTCACCAATACGTTGCTGTAAAGCCATAATAATAAGTTCTGCCTTGTTTTCCATTTTCCACCCTTTAATTATTTTGTTTATAGTGCTGAAAGCTCTGCTTCAAGTGCAGTTTTTTGTGCAGTTAGATCAGCTAGCTGATTATTTAAAGAAGTAATCTTGTCTGCATCTGGTGATGAGACTGCATTTTCTGCAATTACTGAAAGCTCAATATTGTATATAGAGTATTCAACATTCTTGATATGCTGATTTACAATTGCAGACTTTTCTTCATTGGTTAGCATTGATGTCATTTTTTCCTCCTATTCTATTATATCATTAGTTAGAGAATTTTTCTCTAAATTCAAAGCTTCAGACATAAGCAAAAAATCGTTTAACACTGACTGCCTACTTGGTTTGCTTGGATCATCCGATATGGGGTTATTCTCAATATCTTCTTGAAGCGCAACTATGTGAGGTCTGATCAAACTAAGTCTTTCTTCTATTCTTTCTATCTTATATATATTACCTATCATTTTGCCCTCCTTTCATAATTATATCATTTAGCCTTGATTAGTCAAGGCTTGTTTTTCTAGCTCTAATGCTTCTTTTTGAAGCCTATAGTCATTTAGATTAGACTGTCTTGTGTCAATACCCTTTGATTCTTCCCAGGGTATATTAGATATTCCGTATGATAAATTATCTATAATGCTTGTTAGATTGTTTATCCTATCATTAATTATCTGTATTTTTTCTATATTATTCATATTATTACCTATAGGGAGTGTATATTGCTGAATATACACTGCTTCCAAATGAGTTTGTTGCCCTTACTTTAAAAGATACATACGTTGAGCTATTACCACCGTCTACTGAGCTATCGTATGTAGATCCACTAGTAAAGTTTCTAGATGTTTTTTCTGAGGCTGAGGCGCCAGCAGCGCTTAAAGCATGTACTGGTATTATTTGATAACTAGTTGCACCACTGACTGCTGTCCAACTAAACGTATAGCTAGTTCCACCATTGTATACGTTATTTAATCCTGTTGGAACTGCTGGCACACTTCCAGATGACTGAGCTGTTATAGTGTTTGAAGACTGAACTACACCTGAAGTTCCAGCAGAGTTTGATGCGGTAGCAAAGGCTCTGAATATATTTACAGGAGATACTGTATCAAAAGATGTAATAGTGTAGGTGGTTGATGAACCTCCGCCGCTAGATGCAACACGGCTACTTGAAGATGTTGGAATGTTTGGAGACAATGCTGTTGTAATGTAAACATCATAAGAGGTTGGAGAACCACTCCATCCACTTGTTGATGCAGTGATAACACTTCCAGCAGTAGATCCTCCAGTTAGTGAAACTGAACCTCCAGATGGGATTGAAACATTAAGAGTCCATATAGCATAAAATGTAATGTTACCAGTTGGCGTGTAAGGTACTCCAGCATATATAATTATTGGATCTCCACCAGACAGTGGGTTTCTCCAATAGTTAAATGTATATCCAGAACGAGTTGGTGTTGGTGGAGTAACAGAGGCTCCAGCATTTACTGTATTTGATGAAGGTGAAACAGATCCACCATTAGCATTCCATGTTACTGTGTATAAAACTGGAGCTGAAGCAGATCCAGTTGTTTGTGCACTTCCATTATTATATCCAGTCCTACTTGTTGTAACAGTAACTGTTGAGCTTTGTCCAGCAGACAGACCGCTTACAGTAAAAGCTCTTGTACTTCCTGAAGGAGAGCTCCATGTTACTGTTCCAATAGATGCAGATATTCCCCATGTATAGTTTGCATCATAGTTTGTGACTGATCCAAAAAATCCCCCAGTTGTTGATGTGTTGGGTCCAAAAGTAGGTATTAGCGCTGGTTGTGGATTATTAACTGTAAAGCTTCCAGTTGCAGTTGCACTTCCTGCAGTATTTGTTGCTGTTACAACAACACGCCAAGCAAGAGCTGTAGCATTTTGTGCTAGTGTTGGAGCAAAGGTCGTTCCAGTTGCAATAGGAATCCATTGAAAGCTATTATTAAAATATTGCCAAGAGTATGCAAATGTTATTGGAGCAGTACCAGTCCAACCAGATGTTGATGCGGTAAATGTTGTAGATCCAGCAATTCCAGTTGTAGGATTTACTGATACTGTACCACCAGATGGTGGAACGGTAGCAGCAGGAGTTGTAAATTGAGATCCTTGTGTGGTTGCTGTGTCATTAGTTGATGAAGTTATTGTTAATGTTGGTGTATAGGATGTGCTTTCTGAAAGAAATAAAAATCTGGATGTTGCTGTTGTACCAGTATATGGTGTTCCACTTGCTCCAGGTACGGATAAAGAATATGAAGACTGATTAGATGATGTCCAAGATATTGTTGCAGACGATGAAGTTATTGACCCTGCTGTTGGTCCAGAGTTAATTGTTGGTATAATAAACGATCCAGTTGATACGGAAGTTCCATTTCCGCTTGAATTTACTGCTCTTACTTGAAATGTATTTGTTCCAGAAAGCCCAGTCAAACTTACTGATGTTAAAGAACCATTATTAATAAATCCAAAGCTATTTAGTTGATACTCATATGATGCAACTGCTCCTCCAGTTGTAGGTGCAGACCATGTAAAAGTTTTAGATCCACCATTTCCTGTTGACCTAGTTAAAAGTATTACAGGTCCAGGCACTCCTGCCAGTGTTGTTATTCCAATTCCAAGAAGTGCTATTCCTACCATATCTACAAAGTTATATGGATATATGACAATATCGTAAGTTGTCTCTGGTGTTAAGTCTTCAACTACAATTGGGCTTGATGGAGTGTTAACTGTTGTGCTTGATACCAAACCTGAAGCGTCATATGTTTCTACTATATAGTACTCTAAAGCAAAGTTATATGTAAATGGTATGCTAATTGTTGTTGAAGTAGCAACTATTGGATCGCCAGTGTGTGACATAACAGCATCAGGAACAGATATTTCTATTGGAGAACTAAATTCTATTGTTTCTCTTCCAGAAACAGAGTCTTGTGCACGCACAACAAACCTAAAAAATGTTGATGGCTGATTTAATATAAAATGACTTTCTAGCAATATTAATGTTTTTGTATTTGAAGATCCAGAGGATGGATTTAAAATATTTTCAAATGTAGTTATATCACTCCAAAGACCATTACTAGAACTAGATTTTTGAAACTTAGATGTAAATGTGGTGCCTGAATCCCAGTGGTAATTTCTTCCTGTAAGTGTTGCTGGATATGATGTACTATTTGAAGATATTGTTAGCGGAGTCTCTATCTGAGGTCCAACTACACCAAAAATTAACTGCCATCCATCTGCAGTTTTTATAAAAGCACTAACAACTTTTCTCCATGAATTTGTTGCTATTGATGTTTTTAGATAAAGGCTTGCTGCTTTTCTCCATGAGTTTGTAGCAGTTGAAGTTTTTAAATATAAAGGCATTATTATAGCCCTTGTGTTGAATCATATACTAACAATACATCGCCTTTTACTGCACTTGGATATATTGCAGATGATGCATTTCCTTGTGAAACTGTGTACATGTTTCTTAGACCGCCAGACCTGTATGCGTTATTTGTAGCTGTATCTGCTCCAAACTGTAAGGTTGTTCCACTACCAGAGATCTGTGCAGACTTTGCAACCTCAACCTGTCTAGTAGTATCACCAAGAAATAGTCTTAGCGGATCTTCTGTTGTTCCTGATACTGACTCTGTTTTAATTAAATTTAAGCCGTTGCTTATTTGTGTTACAGTAAAATCTGTTGAATTGCTTTTAATTTGATAGTCACCAACCTGTATAAATCCACCTGATGATAAATCTATCTTGGCAGATCCACTTGCCTCTATTCCTGTTGAATTAATTGTCCATCTTGTGCTACCATCTGTTCCAAAAAATCCGCCTGAAGCTTCTACCGTTCCTCTAACAGTAGCACTGTTCGCAGTCAGCAGTCCTGCTCTTGTAATAAATACACTAGGAGTTTGTCCTTCTACACCAGCTGAGAAAACATTTGTGCCAGTTCCAAGTTCTACTCTAAAGTTTGTAGAAACATCTATAACTCCAGTAATCTGGATATACTTATTTGTTGAGTCAAGAACAAATTGTTCTGATCTATCTTTAATCTTTGTAGAGTCTACAACCCATCCACCAATTAATGCTGCCTGAGTAAAGAATGAAATTGCATTAGGCAGTGTTCCAACTGATGGCTGACTACCAATAGGAATGTTTCCTGAAGATATTGGAGTATTAAGCATGGCAGTAAGTGTTACATTGCTTGAACCAATTGATGCCAATCCTTTATCATTAATAAGAACACTGGTATCTGTTGGACTTGTTCCAGTATAAAATGTTCCAGAAACTACCTGGAAGTTTCCTGTAATACTACCTGAAGTTGCTGTTATAGCTCCATTAATTGTTGCACCTGTAGCATACATTAGTCCTGCAGATGTAACATGAAATCCAGAAGATAGGTTTGCAGGTAGTGCGCCTATATCTATGCCACCACCAGATATCTGAACATTGCTAGCAAAAACTCTTCCAGTTCTATCTACTGCAAACTGTGTAGTGTCTCCACCAGCAGATGTACTTCCA